GCACGGAAGAAATTGTGTGGCGGTCAAACCTGGCCGGTCCACACATTCTCTCCTCCAATTCGGAGATGTATATTCCGATTGGAGAACGTGTTCCGGGAAAGGTTGTCCGACGTAGGGTTACGTCGCGTCGTAGATGGTTCTCCGGTGCCTTCACCTATCATAGTCCTATGATAGGACTTGAAGGCTATGGCGAACAGGGCGAAAACGTCCTGTCCGTTCTCGGAGGTCGAGCCAACCAATTACTTGGTTTGGAAATCGATCCATCTACGCTTTACAACCTGACTCCATGGAGCTGGGCCGTCGACTGGGTTTCGTCGTTGGGATCTGTCATTGACAATCTCACCGACTACCAGAAATACGGCTTGGTCATGCCCTACGGGTACGTGATGGAGCATTCATATGTCCAAGACACGTACTTTTGGATTGGTCAGACGAATCTATATTCGGTTGCCAATCCGTCACCCATCAGACTCACCACTCAGGTGAAGAAGAGGGTGCGGGCTAACCCATTTGGGTTCGGCCTTACCTGGGATGCACTTGATGCAACCCAGCGGGCCATCCTAGTGGCGCTTGGTATTACCAGGCACCGCTAGACGCAGGTGTTGTACCTACGTCCAAACGCCATGGAGACGGAGATCCCGTCTCTAGGAGTGATGCCATGTCATTTGCCGATCCGCAGTCTGTCACCATTAGCGCTGTGACCACGTCCCTCCCCCGCATCAGCGTGGGAGACGACCGGTCAGAGTATGCGTCTGGTGACGGACTCATCCTGCTGTCTGCCTCCCATAACTATGGGAAGCGGACTCGCAGGATGCTGCGTCTCGATACGTCGAAGTTGACCTCGGATCCGTTCAAGCCGGCGGAAAACGTGAAGGTTTCGATGTCCGTTTACACGGTCTTCGACCTTCCGCCCGCTGGCTATACGGCAGCCGAGGCTCTCGCTACGTGGGTTGGGTACAAGACCCAAATCACGGCGAGCTCCGACCTGCTCGTCAGCAAGCTGCTTGGCGGTGAGTCCTAATCGGATTTCACTCGCCTCTCAGCCCTGATGGGCAGCAGAAAGCACGGCGGGTCCATTCGTCGAAGTCGTCCTTCATCCTCGCCTTTGTCAGGCGAGGAGGTTGGAGATGTTCGCGATAGGTCCCGTTTCACAGTCGACAAGTTAATTCTTGGCGACCACGATGAGAGACAAGAGTTTTACATTCAGATAATCCTAAGCCGTAAGGCTGCGGGTTCTCTGCTTGTTCTACTCACTCTCTGTGCTACTCTGGTTGAAGCTGGAACTCGGGTATTACTCCCGTGAACCTGCTTCGCAACATGGCATTGGCTAAGGATAGACCACCTCTATCAGGAGGGATCTATGAAAAGCCTGATGTCACTCTGGTCCTGCGTAGCCATGGAAATGGCTACGCGATGTAGCACTAGCGCCACTCGAGACATAAAAACTGTCTCGAGTCGGTACGAACACGAGGGGTTGTCGTTTTTAGCGATAACCCTGGCTGACTACGGAAAAGCCATCCAAAAATGGCTGGACTGTGGTCAAGTCGGACCCAAATCCGATGCTCCCGCCTTCCGGTGGGATCATCGTACAGGTCTCCCCCGATTCCTCGGAGGTTTCCTGGTCCGTGTGTTCGAACCTAGAAGTGGCGTGCTTCTGGAAGATCCAGACATTGAAGCAATAATTGCTTTACGTCAGCTAACGCTGATGTTCAGCAAGATTGCTCTTCCCCCGGAGGCCCCTAACAAGGGTACCCCCCGCGGCAGTGTTGTAACTGCTGACCGGGAAAGCAAAGCAATGTCTGAGTTCATCCAGTGTGAGTTGGAAGTCAGGGAATCTGACGCTCGGCTCTCTCAATCCTTTAAGGATGAGTTTTGCAGAGTGTCTGATTTGCTTTTCCGGGAAGTGTTCACTCGTGTAGATAGAGATATCTATCACGGGCGCCTCTTCCCCAAGCATGGTCCAGGCGCTACGGCAGACCGACTTTCCAGTAATGGAAAGTGGAATCTACCGTCCTGGACTACCCGCCTTGAGAACATCCTCCCTTATGGGGAGTTTGCTCTTCCCAATTGGTCATATTATGATCAATTGGACAAGGTCGACTTCCACGAGCCCGGACAGGAACGTCCCGTAAGGGTCATTACTGTTCCTAAGACGCTCAAGTCACCTCGAATCATCGCAATTGAACCTACTGCAATGCAGTACATGCAGCAGGGGATTTTGCGTTGTATTCTCGACGCGATCCAGGAGGATGATTTCCTCTCTCGCGTGATCGGTTTCGATGACCAAACCCCTAACAGGGAAATGGCCATGGAGGGCTCATTTAGCGGTGAGCTCGCTACACTCGATTTGAGTGAAGCTTCCGATCGTGTCTCGAATCAGCATGTACGACTGATGCTGCGCAACCATCCTCATTTGCTTGAGGCAGTTGATGCAACACGCAGTCGGAAGGCTGATGTACCTGGGCATGGCGTTATCCGCCTGTCCAAGTTCGCCTCTATGGGCTCGGCTCTCTGCTTCCCCTTCGAGGCTATGGTCTTTACGACCCTAGCTTTCATGGGAATAAGCAGGGAGCTAAGCATGCCTCTGTCTTCTCGACGGTCTTTTAGACCGTTCAAGAAGCAGGTGCGAGTCTTCGGGGACGATATTATTGTCCCTAGAAGACATGTGCTGTCCGTCGTTACGCAACTCGAGACTTTTGGGTATCGAGTAAATCGTAGTAAGTCTTTCTGGACTGGAAAGTTCAGAGAGTCTTGCGGACGGGAGTACTTTAATGGCCATGACGTTTCAATCGTCAAGGTCAGGCAAGTGTTCCCGACACGACGGCAGGATGCGAGCGGTGTGATTTCACTTGTGAGTCTACGTAACCAGCTCTATTGGGCTGGTTATTGGCAGACTTGCAAGAGGTTGGATACCTACTTGGGGAAGTTGCTAAAGTTCTTCCCTGTTGTAGAAACAACCTCGCCGCTGCTTGGCAGGGAGAGTGTTCTCGGCTACCAAGCTGAGAGGATTCACCCGAATCTCCACAGCCCCTTAATCAAGGGCTATTATGTGGAGGC